TTAGTTGTTTCTTCTTCTGCCATCTTTACGTTTCTGGGCTTCCGCCTATTCCTACATTTACATATACTAGACCTGTTTCTCCATCTGCTACGGTTTCTAAAGCAATTCCGAAAACGGCTGCTGCGTCTGCTGCTGCTGTTGCTGTGATATATTCATTTGGATTTGTTCCATCTGCCATTACTCCTGCCCCAACTGCTACAGTTCCATCAGATAACATTTTAAAAATTCCCCTCATATAAACGCCTATTTTAGTTTTACCATCTCCGTTAATTTTTTCTTCGGCACTCACGCCTGCGATTATATCTGCTGCTCCATCGGCTGCCGCTACGGTCATTGGATCGGTTAATTTAAGAAGTGTTCCTTTTTCTATCCCTGCGCCGTCTGCACAAGTAAATGGTATAGGTAGTTCTAGTTCGTGGATTAATGTTGCCTCGTTAGCCATAATAATCTACTATCTATTAACTATTTAAGCTTTTCCTTTTCTTCTGCTATTCTAGATTCTGCTAATTTCTTAATTTCTTCTTGGATTTCTAGATTATCTTTGGATTGTTGGATCAATATCTCACTTTCTTTTAGAACATTAGTCCATAGAACTTGGCTCGGAGTTCCTATTTTTATTCCTAGATCTTTCGGCTCTTTAGTCATCTTCCATCTCCTCATTAAGACATACGTCGCTGATATGGTATTCGCTATTCCATAACTCCCCACATTCTCCGCATTTGTTTTCTTCAACCATTTCCCATATCCCCGCTCATAACTTTTTTTGCGTATTCTTCTGCTGTTTCTTCTTTAGGAATTGCTGGCGTTATGCCTGCTTCTCCCTTCCCGCTTAGTGCAGCCATGCTCATCATCTCCTCTTGACGATTTAATAATTCTTCTTGGCGATCGTTTTGTTCCTTAAGTTTTGTAGCTGCTTCTTCCGCCTGTGAGATTAAGGTAGGTTTCTTTTCTTCTTCTTGGACTTCTTCTTTTGTTTCTTCCATTCAGAATATACACACACACGCTTTATAAATCTATGGTTGTGTTGTTGTTCTAACATTCGGATTGGTGTTATCCCACCAAGGTCTAAAATCTGGATCTCTACCTGTTGCTTCTTGTTGTGCTTCTTCTTTTCTTTTGTTATCCAGTATGTCATCTATTTCTGAGAATGTTTGTTCTATGCCATTCATGTTTTCTTCTAGTATGCTTCCAAAAAATTTATAATTAAAGTATGCTAGTGGTGGATTAAGAAAAGAAGCTATAAACATTGAACTTTTCCCTATATGATATATATTTCTAATTTCCGCTTTGGTTTCTTCATAAAATTCGGGATCTAAATCTCCCCATTTTGCTGTATCTTTTAAACCATTTGCCCTCATTACTGCTTGCGTTCCTAGATTATCTGCCGCTCCCCAAAATACCATGGTTTGCCAGCCCATTGCGCTAGATATTGCCCCCCCCGCCATTATCTTTCCCATTTTTGTTTTGGGTATTAATGCCCTTAATCCCTGCGGTTTTACTCTTGCTGCTTCGGCATATATTTTAGATGCTTGTCTTGTTGATATCCCTTTATATGCATCGCTAATTCTATTTATTGTTTGTTGTTTAGCTAGTTCTGCTTGTGCTCTTGATTGCATTTTCCCGCCCCAGCTTGCGAAGTCGTCCATTGAGGAGACTACCTTTGGAGCGGCTGCCTTTGCCCCCCTCATGGCTTTGAATGCCCTTCCTGCTCCCCCCAATAGGGCTGATTCTCCTACTGATTTTCCTAAGTCTGCTAGCCCTCTTGTTCCCCTAATTTCTTGCCCTTCTTTTGTTGTTAGAAATCCTTCTTCGCTTACTCCTCGTGGTATTCCTAATAATACTTTATCTTCTGGTGGTGGTATTTCCGCGCCCATTGGTGGTGTAGTCATTGGGGGCGCGTCTCCCCTTCTCTCTGGCTGTCCGTATTTTTCTATAAACGCTTCTCCTGCGGACTTCCGCCCCTGTGATTTTCCTTTCCTAAATTTTTCTGTATAAATTGGAGTTTCCTTTCCTGTTTCATAATCTACTTTGCTCTTTTTTATATCTATATCAGCGTCAAATTTAGGTGGTGTGAACTTTTTTTTATCTTTGTCTTTATAATGGGGTAGGTCTTTCAATTTCCCTTTATATCTTATTTTCTTCTTTCTATCTTTGTGTGCCATTTTAAATTATTTTATTTAGGTTTTATTGGATTTGGAATTGTTACCCCTATCGCTGCTCCAATAACGGCTATAACTATTGTAAATAGTGTTCCGTTTACCCCGTGATATAGTGCTGCCATTTCTAATGCAGCTAGCGCTACGATCCCTGTGGAAACTATTCTCCAATCTGTTTGTTGTTTCATTATTGCCCCGCTCCTGCGGTTGTTTCATTTGGTTGGATATTTTCTGCCCCATCTTTTTTCTTATCGCTTAATAATTCATTTTCTAAACTTGCTGGAAATTCTAATTCAATTATCATTCCTAGTTGTTGTCCGACTTGTTCTTCTATAAATAATTGTTCTTCTTCTATATTCTGCTGCCATGCTAAATAAGCTATCTTTGCGCTTGCTTCTGTGAACTCTCCAGATCCCCCTAAGATTATTTGTGGAGTTCCGACGGCTTCATAAAAATAATCCCCTTGGCTGTCTATCCATGCCTTTGGATCTAGCGTAGCGTTTGGCGCAGTTGCCATTAATTCTGGAACTACTGCGTCCTTTGGAATATAAAGATTTTCTCCGTTTTCATTTGCTGCGTCCATCTTTGTTTTAAATGACGCTATCTTTGCTGTATCATCTGTATCTAAATGGAAGATCCATCTGGGCTTAACAAATCTGTGCATGACTTGTTTATAGTCTCTTATACTTTCATTTCTTGCTAGGATTATACTTTCAATAGCTGGGATTACGCTTGTTCCATGGATTTCATCTGCCACCCTATTTCTTGCTAGGTGGAATATTTCATCTATTTCAAATCTCTTGTCTGGCGTTTTTACTTTTGAAATTTGTTCATAACGGAGAATTAATCCCTGCCTATTTGCTACAATTCTTATAGTAGCGGGATCTAGTGGTTTGAGATTTATTAAATTCCCCTTCTCATCTCTTATGATTTCTGTAAACGCGTCGCCCCCTATGTAATATGTTCTTATCATATTTTCTATAATTGTATTAAATGTGTCTTTTCCCCAGCCCTTTATTTGGTCTAGGATTAGTGTTGTTTCGGGATCTGCTAGGATTCCCTTTCCAATAGTCCATGTTGCCTTTGCATTTATCGATGAGTTTAGTTCTGGAATCTCTTTAAAATATCCTAGATATTGCCCCCAGTTTTCATTAGTCCATGTGGTCTCCTTCTGATCTCCTGCTCCATCTGTTGTTGCGCTATCTACGGAGTAGTCTTTCACTACGCCTGTTAGATTACTTGCTTCTGCATTGTTTAAATTCATCTCTCCCATTATAAGTCTATTTTAACAGGGATATTTATTTTTGCTGTTTCTTCTGTGTTGTGTTCGTTTGTTGGGTCTACGACTAGATTTCCCGTTCCCGCATTAACTACTTTTAACATAACTCTCTCTCCTATTGAAATGTTTGTCTGAGTGAGCGGCATTTCCATTAATATGCCCCCCTCGGCACTTAATGTTGGAGACGTTACTTCTGAGGCTATTGTTGTTGTGGTTAAGCCGCTTGTGAGTTCTTCATAAACAAACATATCGTCAATATTTCCCGATCCCCCCTGACATCTTCCTAATAATTCTATCTTAGTAACCGTAACGCCTCTTTTAGAATTAGTAAAGATCCTGTTTGCTGCGGGTTGCCCGTCTAGAGAGCTTTGCTCCTCTGAAGTTACATCTGTCCCATTGGAATAATACCATTTTACCTTTGTCCAAATTTGGTCTCCTATTGCTTCTTGTAGCATAGTAACGTTATTTACATATTCCTCTGAAAGATTGAAAGTTTTAAAAATGGCGGCAGCACCCGCGTTGCTAATTTGTATTAAATCCGTATCTGAATAAATTACGTCTCCCGCTCCGTCTAGACTTAAAGTTCCCTTTTCTTTGTATAGTGTAGCTTTTAATACAAATTT